GGGTTGGGTTCGTGATACGACCATGATCCAGCAAGAAGTTCCTGTCTTTTCTCACTATGAAATACAGAGTGAAGAACAGCTTCAGCCCTTTCAGCAGGCATTGGAGTTGCGTGACACTGATCCTCGCATGTACGATGAGCAGGTGGATCCTGCCATTAAGGCAGCGGTAGATTATTATGACGAAAGCCAACAGCCTACGGTAGCCATTCAAACTGGGACTGAAAAGGTTCCGGTTGAAAAAGTTCTCATCAACAAGCCGACTGTTGAGGTGCTTAATCCTCAGAATTTTTACATCGATCCGTCGTGTAATGGAGATGTTGAAAAGGCGCTGTTTGCTGTCGTTTCATTCGAGACGAACAAAGCTGAACTGTCTAAAAATAAGAAGCGATACAAGAACCTCGATCTAGTGAACTGGGAAGCAAATACTCCCATTACGAATCCAGATCATGAGAGCCGTACTCCGGATACATTTCAGTTTCGAGATCAGCTTCGTAAGCGTGTAGTTGCTTACGAATATTGGGGTTTCTACGACATCCGTGGTAATGGTCGATTGGTACCGATTGTGTGTACTTGGATCGGTGATGTCATTATCCGGATGGAGGAAAACCCCTTCCCGGATCAGAAGCTTCCTTTTGTTCTGGTTCCATATCTTCCTGTAAAGCGTGAGCTTTACGGTGAGCCTGATGCCGAGCTTCTGGAAGATAATCAGAAGATCCTTGGTGCTGTATTCCGTGGTATGATCGATCTACTCGGTCGCTCTGCTAATGGTCAGCAGGGCTTTGCTAAGGGAATGCTCGATCCTCTTAATCGCCGTCGATATGAGAATGGTCAGGACTACGAGTTCAATCCAAACCTGACGCCGCAGGCCGGTCTGATTGAGCACAAATATCCCGAATTCCCTCAGTCTGCTTTGCAGATGGCTGGTCTTCAGAACCAAGAAGCAGAATCCCTGACGGGTGTGAAAGCATTTTCTGGTGGCTTGTCTGGTGAGAGTTATGGTGACGTAGCTGCTGGCATTCGTGGTGCTCTGGATGCTGCATCCAAGCGTGAGATGGCTATTCTTCGTCGTATTGCGAAGGGTATGATCGAAATCGGTCAGAAGATCGTTAGCATGAATGCTGTCTTCCTTTCAAAAGAGGAAGTGATCCGAGTTACCAACAGTGAATTTGTCACTGTGAAGCGTGAAGATCTTCAGGGTAATTTTGATCTCGACACTGATATTTCCACTGCTGAGGTGGATAATCAGAAGGCCCAAGATCTGGCGTTTATGCTTCAGACTATCGGTAATAATATGGATATGAGCATCACCCTCATGATCCTTGCCGAAATCGCCGAACTGAAGCGTATGCCTGAACTGGCTGAGAAGCTTCGTCGCTTCAAGCCGGAGGTTACTCCGGAACAGCAGCAGATGCAGGCACTTCAGCTTGAAGAAATGAAACTGAAGGTCGAAGAGCTTCGCTCGAAAGTTGAGCTGAATCGTGCAAAAGCTGCTGAAGCTCTGGCGTCGAAGGATCAGAAGAATCTCGACTATCTGGAGCAGGAGACTGGAACCAAACACGCCCGAGACATGCAGAAACAGGGTGCTCAGGCTCGTGGTAATCAGGCTCTTCAGGTTACGAAGGCACTCACTACACCAACAAAGGAAGGTGAAAACCGTCCTGATGTAGAAGCTGCCATTGGCTTTAATGAGATCAGTGATCGTCTAAATGATGCTGGACAACCTCCTGAAGCTATTTCTTCGATTGACAATCCACCCCAAGTTGGAGGAATGCTCTGAAACAGACCGAACACCAAACCCAGTAGAGGCCCAATCTCATGAACCAAGTCGAATCCCTTGAAGAACAACTGAAGACTGAGAAGCTTCGTGTCGAACGACGCGATGCCATTCTTCGGCTCTCCAAGAACCCGGATTTCCGGAAGCTCATCATTGAAGATTTCTGTCGTAACGAGTGTGCTCGTTATGTGCATGAGTCCGGTGATCCGTCGCTCACTGCTGAGCAGCGTGCTGATGCACTCAATATCGCTCAGGCAGCGGGTCATCTGAAACGGTTCCTCAATGTCAACATCACTATGGGCGATGTTGCTGAGCGAACTGTGATGGATCTTGATCAGGCAATCGAGGAAGCTCGTGCCAGTGAAGGTCAAGAGGAGATTGACTGATGTCCAATGAAACTGAAGCTAATAAGGCCCTGAATCCTCTCGAACTCTCTGACGATGATTTTTTGAAGCTCGGTTCGCCTGATGCTCTGGAAAATTACAAGCCAGAAGAACCTACTACTGATCCGGAAGCTGGCGAAGCTGTTGCGTCGGATGAGGAGGAAACTGGTGATGAAGCAAAACCGGAAGGTGAAAAGCCCGAAGGACAAGCTGAAGGGTCGGAAAACAAAGATCCTGTCAAGCCAGCTGCTGGGGAAGAAGGTGCTCAAGGTAGTGCTGTTCAGCCCAAGACCGAAGAAGAGCCGGACAAGAAGGGAGCAGAAACCTCGAAGCCCGAGAGTGATGTTCCTGCCACTGGTTCAGTCGAAGAGCTAAAGCCTGTAGATCACAAGGCTTTTTATGAGCAGATCATGGCCCCGTTCAAAGCGAACGGAAAGACCATCCAGTTGAAGTCGCCTGAAGAAGCGATCCAACTCATGCAGATGGGAGCCAACTACACTCGTAAAATGCACTCTATCCAACCGCACCGAAAGGTGCTAACGATGTTGGAGAACAATGATCTTCTCGATGAGAACCGACTTTCTTATCTGATCGATTTGGATAAGAAAAATCCGGAAGCCATCAAGAAGCTTATCAATGATGCGGGTATCGATCCTTTACAGATTGATACCGAAGCCGAACCAACTTACCTTGAAGGTAGTCATAAGGTCACTGATGCCGAAGTAAATTTCCGTTCTAACTTGGACGAGCTTAGCTCTACTCCGAATGGAAAGGAAACTATTCACACCATCAACTCGACTTGGGACCAAACCAGTAAGGAAGTACTCTGGGGAGAACCTAGTCTAATGACGATAATCCACGCTCAGCGTGAAACGGGTGTATATGACCGTATCACTACTGAGATGGACCGGCAGAAGATATTGGGTAAAATTACTCCTGATACTCCGTTTTTGAAAGCTTATAAGGAAATCGGTGATACGCTGGCTGCCGATGGTGGTTTTGATGATCTCCTAAAGCCAAAGCAGACTACGGAAGAAGCACCGGCCAATACTCCGGCAGGCCAGCCGGAACCTGAGCCAGTAGCCACCCGTGCTGCGAAGCCTAAGCCTTCAGTCGAAAACGGTGATAAGGCTAGTGCAGCGTCTCCTACGCGAAGCACTCCAAAACCGGCAAAACCCTTCATTAATCCGTTGGGTATGTCAGACGATCAATTCATGGCGGAATTTGCGAAATTCCAAGACCGAATCTGAGGGATAACCTTTAATGCTTAACTACAATGCTCCCATCGACGGTCAGAAGTCGTCTATTGACGGCACTGGCTCTGATCAGATGGAAACTTTCTTCTGGCTGAAGAAGGCAATCATCGACTCACGGAAAGAGCAGTATTTCATGCCGCTCTCTTCAACTGTCAACATGCCGAAGAATTTCGGCAAGACCATCAAAGTTTTCCAGTACATTCCGCTACTGGATGACCGCAACGTCAACGATCAGGGCATCGACGCGAACGGTGTGACCATCGCCAACGGCAACCTCTATGGTTCTAGCCGTGATGTGGGTGCCATCGCCAGCAAGTTGCCTGCTCTTACCGAGAATGGTGGCCGTGTGAACCGTGTTGGCTTCACCCGTCTGGCTCGTGAGGGTTCGATTCACAAGTTCGGCTTCTTCACCGAGTTCACACAGGAGTCGATGGACTTCGACAGTGACTCGGATCTGATGGCCCATCTCAGTCGTGAGCTGATGAATGGTGCTGTTCAGCTTACCGAAGCAGCTCTCCAAATGGATCTTCTCGCCGCTCCCGGCGTAGTGCTCTATGCTGGTGCAGCGACCGATGTGGACGAGATCACTGGTGAGGTGGATACTGTCCCTACCCCGGATACTCCGGCGTCCATCGTGGACTACGAAGAACTGATGCGTTTGGATCAGATCCTCACCGACAACCGTACTCCGACGCAGACTACGATCATTCAGGGTAGCCGTCTGATCGACACGGTTACGCTGGGTGCCACCCGCATCCTGTTCGTTGGTTCGGAACTGGTTCCGCTTCTGAAGCGGATGAAGGATCTGTTCAACAAC